CCCTTTCGGGTTCCCAAGGGTCTTACGACCCACAGTTCGACCCATTACTATAATGGGCTGTCCTGTCGTTGTGAAGATCCCATTCGAAAGGATCTTCAATGTATGTCTCCGCTCCACATCGTTCCACAAACGGTAGTACAATAGTTACTACTGCCGTCCAAGTTAGAGCTGGCGGATCTCTTTATCTGACTCCTCAAGAGGCTCTGCTTAACGCAGACATCTTGAATCAGAGTACGACGAAGAATGCTGGTTCTACAGTGCGTGCTGACATGATGTCGGGTATTGTTAGTTATCATAACTATGATAACACCCAATATTCGTGTCAGTACCGGACCTGGAAATCGTCGGGTCGCGTGAAAACAGTCCAAAAGCAAGGACTCTATTACGCTTCTTTGAACAATCTTTTGTTCCCCGGTTTCGTAGGTTTCTTTGGCACTGGAGTTGATGATTACTTGGCAGACATTAGTCCGTCAGGTACATCCCTATCACCACAGGCGATTTATAACCGTTCTGTGATGGTTAATGTGTCGAACAGAGCTAAAGCTGAATGCCTTAACAAGGCGTCTCAGTCTAAACTCGATTTGTCCGAGGCCTTAGTCGGCCTCGTTCCGACAGTTAGGATGGTTGCGAGTAGCGTTTCCAAACTTTTGTTAGCTTGGAACGCGACAAGGAAGGGGAATTTTCTGCTTGCTTTTCAGCAACTAGGGATTCTCCCTAAGAAGTCCATGTCCAAATATCCTGAAGATATAGCCTCTTTTTGGCTAGAAATTCAGTACGGCTGGCTTCCCTTGTTGAGCGACATCTTTAACGGTGTTGATCTTGTCAACACTCTCCTGAAAAGTGATGGAGAGCACAAGAATCAATTTACCGTGGTGCGCCGTTTAACTGAACAGCTTTATATGCGGTCGCCCGTGGCAGAAGCCTCGAGTTGGCTTGACTTGACAAGTTCTACGTCAGGTCAATGTTCAGTGGAAGTGAGATACCGTTTTCGGGTTTCTGATCCGAATATAGCATTTCTCTCTTCTCTCGGTCTTACCAATCCGTTCTATACGGTTTGGGTTGCAGTTCCTTTTTCTTTTGTCGTCGACTGGGTATTACCAGTTTCCGACTGGCTGCAAGCACTTTCGGCCCCGTTAGGGCTTCAATTTGTGAGCGGTTACCAAACACTCAAATCTTGGGGTTTGGCGCAAGTCTCAGCGTCACGTCGGAATACCGGCGCTTACGTTAAGATCATGGAGGTGGGTAATACCACAGCCATATGCGAAGGGGCATATATGATCAGGACGAAGTTTTCTTCCTGGCCAATTGCCGTACCTTATATCCGCTTTCCCTTTAACTCTGACCGGCGCGTGGCTAATGCCATTGCGCTTATCACAACATCAAGGAAGTTTAGGTAATCATGCCTCAGCTCCAAAGTCTCGTCCTCACGGACAGAACTCCGGTCACGCCAGTCAACTTGACCTTCGTCCCTCGGGATATCGATCCCAATGGCGTCGGTTCGGTGATCAACAACTCCGGTACCCCTATTGGGGAGAAGCGTTTCTCGGTCCAGATGAAAAGGGCCAATAATCGCTATCGCGGTGAAGTCCGGCTTTCTTTGCCGGTCGTGGCTACTGAAGTCATTAATGGCGTCAGTTCCCCGGTTGTCGTTCGCACAGCGTTTGTTACGCTGACAGCGACGTTCGACGAGAAGTCAACACAGCAGGAACGTGATGACGCCATCGGTATGATGTCGTCCGCACTTGCTACGTCGAAAGTTCTCGTGAACGATGCCCTCGTGAAACTCGAGGGTGTTTACTGATGACTAGAGCTTATGCTCTGATCAGTATTCTCGGGGCACTCCTTCTTCTGGGAGCGTTCGGGTATTTGATTGAGTCAAATTGCGAAGAAGCAATGCGACTCACGATGCTCGACCTCTTTTCGGAGGGATGTCTCGTCTGGTAGCAATCCCGCTATCAGTGACAACCGCCACTTTCTAACGAGGTGATAACCCGTGAAGAATAACCGAAAGCGATCACGCTTCGATACTCCTTCATCTCATTATCTTGCATTTCGAGAGCTCCTTCTGGAGCTTCTTGATGGAGATAAGAACTTTAAAGCTAACTATCTTGCTAGCGAGTTCGAATCAAAATTGCTGGATCCAGAGTTTTCTGACTCTGCAGACGTGAGACGCACTCGCGCCATTAACAAATGGCTGAAGTGTGAGGAATTAAATCGGACAACGAATATCCGACTGATGTTTCACTCCGATGAGGATTTTCTTTTCCTCGATAAGAGCGGCACTTTTCCTGTCAGCGCTGTCGAATTGATAGCTACTGCTAGGAGATTTATTGCCGATACTCTTGGAGTGAACGTTCCATGGGACGACCTGAGAGGGTCGTTTTCTGGTGGCGCATCTACTTCGGTGCGTCGTGGCTCGGGGACTATTGCCCGAAAGTTCCAGAACGGAACTGACATAACAAAAGATGCCATCTGGCATTTCCTGCGTCTGACTCGTTCCGACGTATGGGCTCCTCGCGAGTTTACACTCGTAGAGAGTAACGTTATGTTTACTGTGCCCAAAACTTCCATGATAGATCGGTGCTGTTGTAAAGAGCCCGACTATAACATGTTTATGCAGAAAGCCGTCGGCGATTTGATTCGTCGAAAGCTAAAGCGTAAGGGAGTTAACCTCAACGATCAAACGCTAAATCAACGTTTGGCCAGACAAGGGTCGCTTGATAATTCTCTCGCGACAATTGATCTGTCGTCTGCCAGTGACTCTGTCACTAAGCAGCTTGTGTTGTTGTTACTTCCCGATGAGTGGTATGATCTCATGGACGATATTCGTTCGAAGAACACCATCATACTTGGTGATGTTCATCAAAACGAGATGTTTTCGTCTATGGGTAACGCATTTACGTTCGAGTTGGAGTCCTTGATATTTTGGGCTCTTGCTCGGGCATGTGCGTATCTCACTCATACAGGTGGAAGAATCTCTGTCTACGGAGACGACATCATTTGCCCAGTTGGGCTTCGTGATGCCATCCTTTCGACTTTAAACTTTTGTGGCTTCCACATCAACGATAAGAAAACCTTCTTTGAAGGTTCTTTCCGCGAATCTTGTGGGAAACACTGGTTTGATGGTCAAGAGGTGACGCCCTTTTATGTTAGGGCTGTCCCCAAAGACGTGACCGATTGGTGTCACCTTCTCAATTCTTTGAGAAGGTGGTCGGAAGTTTGCTTGGGCATTTGTGATCCCACTTATTTTGATTTGTGGGACCTCTTTGCCCAGGCACTGATACCAATGTCCATTCGTGGACATTGGGATCTTTCCTTAAGGAGCAATCTTTGCTCTCCTGATCGATCACCTATTGCTAGGCTCGTTCGTAAGATCGAACGAGATACTAGCAGTGAGAAAACGCTGTCATACGGAGCATATCTTCATTGGCTTTGTGCCAGTGAAGACCGTATCATGCCTTCTGAAATTCAAACCTCCGTCATGTCTTATGATGGAAGTTTAGTTGTTAGGAGGCAATCTGTCGAACAGCGTAGGGCGTTACCCACGTTCCCTCAGGAGCATGGGC